GTCGTGGTGATGGTCGTGGTGATGGTCGTGGTGATAGTCATGGTGATGGTCAGTGTAAACAAAAGATTCACCAAAAATATTTATACAATTATCGATATTTAAGCCAAGTTCTATTTTGACTAAATCATTAGGTTTAATTAAATTAAAATCAGGACCACCTTCTTTTTCATAAATATAATTACCCACACAATTATTTAAAGAGATACTTGTTGGAAATGCTATTTTTACATCATTAATAAATGTTTCAAGTAAATATTTTTTAGATAATTCATTACATTTTTCTAATAATAATTTATTACCTAATTTACAAATAGATAAAACATCATGGTAATTATCATTTAATATTTTATGTTTCAAGTCGGTAAATACAATTTTACAAACAAGACCTGCTAATTTATATTTTTTAAACTTTAAAGAATCCATTTTATTATTATAAATTTCATTTAATTAAAATAGAAAAATTAAACGAAATAATTATTGTGTAAGGAAAATTTTATTCTGTATGTTGTTTTAACCATTTTTTGATATCTTCAATATTTAATAAGATAGATTCAGAATCTCTTTTTAATATTTCATTAGGATTAAATATGTCAGATATAACCATATTATTTAACAATAAATTTTCTTTATTATCATTCAACATATCATTTGCAATATGATGGAATATAAAATCAAGAAATTTATCATCTAAATTAAATTGTTCCACTTTTTTTATTTTATTAAACAATGCAACCAAACTATCTATTTTTTTAATTCTTGATAAATTAGTTGCTTTTATTTTATATATAATATATTTTTTAGCATCTTCATTTTGTGATAATTTTTTAGCCAATATTTGTTTAACATTATAAATGTCATTTTTAATACTTAATATATAGTTGTGATATATTTCAGCAGGACTTCTATATGGATCTTTAACATGATTCACTAAATATTCATCTACATTATCATAGTAATTAAAATCCATAATTTTAAATTCATCTGGTGAAACAAAAGAATTTTTAATAGGAATTATTTGTCCAAAATTTGTTAAAATAGCATTAATTTCAATATTTTTTAAACTAACAGAATCTGTATTTTTTATTTGAAATACTCCTAAAATATCTAAGTTGTTTTTATTATTTGTAGTAAATAATTTGTTCATGTTATCCATTAATTCTAAAAATTCATGTATATCTAATAATTTATTTGAATTTTTCAGTTCTTGTAATGTAATTACATCACCAATATTTTCAATACCTGTTTCTTTAATAGGTAATAGCAATCCATTTGATAATAAAAGCATATATACTTTTTTAAATGCATTAATAATTTGACCTTTTATAGTATATTGTGTATTATTCAAAATAGATTTAATTTCATTAAATGAAAACATTTCAACAAATGGATAAGATTCTGGAAATACATTTTCTTTTACGCAAGTAGAGTTATAATATTCAGTTAAAAAATTTATAACATTGGTATTTAACGAATCTTCATTTTTACGTTTAAATTTATAAATGATTTTAGAAGACTGCTCGTCTTTTTTATCATTTGTTATTAAATTTATAAGTATTTCATATGTATTTTCACGTTTTAAAAATACTAGATATTTATTTTTATCATTGTATGTTATATTAGGAAGACAAATAAGACGGATATTATCATAATCTGGTATTTTAGTAGATTCTGTTGTTTTGTAAGGTATATCTAACATTAAAATATTCATATTTGTAATAATTTGGACAATATCTAATACATCATTCCAATAAATAGTTTTATTAGTATCTAACAAAGCATTTGTATAATTTTCTAATTTAATATATTTAAAAGATAAATTGCCATTGTTTAATCTATCAAATTCGTCTGGTTTATTATTTAAATAATTTACTATATATTTTCTGAATTCATTAGAATTATTAATAGGTACATCATTTATTTTGTTATCTAAAGCTAATAGAATAGCATTTAAAAATGATGAATTATTTTGTACAACACCCATTCTATAAAATGTATTATTTTCAGGTTTTTTAATTAATTGATTAAATAAAATATTTAAACTTGGAGGTAAAGTTCCAATTCTTTGATAATCAAGAACTTTATCAGATGTCAAAATATGTTGTTTTGTTATATCTGAAACTTTTCTTTTACGATGAGTGAATTCTTCTCTTTCTTTATCAAAACAACAAGGGTATGAATTTAAATTATATCCGAAAATATTATTTTTATCATGGTGTTCACATGGTGCATTTATAGAATCAATACGTTTTTCATTTATTTTAGGTGGAAAATTACATTTATTCTTAGGTGGTTCATTTATTATTCTTGCCAATGGTATACTATCAAGCCAAATTCCATTTTCTTCATTGTTTTTTAATGTATTAATTAATACTTGATTTGTTATATTTATCAATTTGTTATCATTAGATAAATAAAAATATCTTGACATGGCATTTGTTTCATCAAAGCCTTCAATATAATCAGATATAACTTTTATAGCATGGGTTTGATATTCTTTATTAGAAATTGGTTCTTTTATTGTTATCTTAAAATTGGATGGTTGTACAATTATTTCAAAATCATGTGATTTAATATTACGAATAAACGCATCTCTTCTACGTTGATCTTTTTTAAAACAACATACAATATTTTCATTTGTAAAACCAGGATAAGGATAATCTTTTTTAGGACATATATATTTTCTATCTTGACAATTTAAAGTATAAGTATCATCTATTATTTTATCTGGTTCTTCTTCATCTTTTTTTAATATAATAGGTTGTCTTGGTTTTTGACATTTAGTAGATAATATTTGAACACCTTCTTTTCTTAATTCTTTAATATGACTTTTTTCTTTTAATTTTTGTCGTTTGCTTGTATCATCAGTTTTTGAAGATTCGTATATTATATTAATCAAAATAATTTGTTTTATAATACATAAAATTTGATTAATGTTTGATGCTGAAAAGATTTGAATAATACTTGAACTTAATTTATAAGGATTGTCTTTTATATTTATAGTTAATCCTTTTTTATCAGAATCATCATCAGATAAATCTTTTATTTTTTTATAATATATGCTTAATATATCTAATGACAATGTTTCTTTTAACTCAAATATATTTTCACTTATAACAGGATTAAATAAAACAGTTGAGAATCCATCTTTTTCTATGTAACTTGTTGTTTGTGAAATAGTAGTTAAAGAATCAATTGTAATAACGGAATCTGCAATATTATTTATTCTTTTAGATTGTGAAAAAATTGCATCTAATGAATTTATATAATTTATAGCATCATCAACTGCTACTTTCATGTAATTAATAATATTTTCAAATGTATATTGGCCATCAGAATATTCATCTGATAATGACATTTTTGCATTAATAATTCCATTGTCATACAAATTTATGGTTAAAAACAAATTATCTTTAATATTATATTTAATAACAAGACCTTTTATTTTTTTATAAGTTACAAGTGATTGTTTTTTTCTTTCATTTAAAATCCATGATTTCATTTCTTTTTCTGTTACATTATTGAGTAATTCATTATATACTTTAACTATAGGATCAGTTTCTGTACTTGTATTAAATGCTATAAATGGCATTTTTTTAGATAATTCAAAAATATTAAAAATTCTATTAATTTTAATAAATTTACCTTTAATACCACTTTCGAAATTTTTACCAACAATATTCAAAGACACTTGATTAAATTTAATTTTTGGGATATTTTTTTCAGTGTCATATTCTATATAATTTTCAAAATTTGTAGAACCAGCAAGTGAATAAAATTCTTTTAATTTAGAATATAACGGTTTTATTTTATTTTCTATTTGTTGTTTTTTTTCTATAATTTCGGAAATATAAAGTTGTATTTGTGATTGTAAATTAAAAAGTTCCGGATCATTTTTAATAATATTTATCTTGATTGCGAATTCCAGATCTTCTCTTGTTAAATCTAAAAAATCATTTTTAAAATTATTTAATAATTCTTCAAATTTATCAGTATTAATTAATTGATATAATTCAACGCTATTATAGTCTTTTTCAATAACATCTATAATATTTGTATAAAATAAATCTATATTTTCATTTTGGATTGACTCTGTTATATTTAAAATTATTGGATTGTTATTTTTTATAATAGTATATTCATTAGTTTTTTTATTATAATATTCAAATTTTAGAAAATTGGGATAATATTGAATACCTTCTAATAACCCAAACAATTTGAATTTAATAAACGATAAAGATTCATCTATTAGAACATATGGGCCTTGTTCATTTATAATTTTTTTATTATATTTATCAAAAATATTTATTAAAAGCGACATTCCTTATTATGTACATATAAAATACATTTTAAGAAATTACATAAAAAATTATAATAATTATTCATCTAATTTATTAATTTTAATTAGAGACTCATTTTCATTACATAATGTAATAAAATTTTCTACAATATAGTTGATGTTATCAGTGTTTTTAAATCCAGACACAATGACATTGCCACTTTGAAAAATTAAAAATGTAATATTTGTACATGTACATTTATTATTACATAAACAATAACCATTATTAAATTCCTTTTGTTTAGAAAGTTTATATAATAATTTTACTCCAGAATAAGATTCAGGTTGATATTTACATATATAATTTAAAGAAATCAATAATTTATATAGTTTTAATCTATTAATTTGGATATTCAAGTTAAAATATACATTTATACAGTTAGTATCTAAATTGATAAGATCTTTAAAATTTTTTGCATTTATGTCTAAATTATAATTTAAATCATTATTATTATTTCCATTTTGAAAAACACTACATTTATATTCATGTTCAAAAAAGTCTGGTATATTTTTTGTATTAGTTATTTGTTTTTCGTCAATATTATATGCTATTTTTCCTATAATTGTATCATTTTTATAATAAATAAGATTATTAATTTTGTCATAAAAAAGATGAGAATTATTTTTATAAAATTTACTTTTATTTTTTAATAATTCAATTTTCGTATGTCCTATTTCAATGCCATTAAAATTTAATAAAGTTCTTTTTCTTTGTGTTTCTAATCTTTTACTAATAAACATGCCAGTTTTATGATCAATTTCATATTCTTTTTTATAAATTATATAAGTATTGTCTGTCTTATAACCCATGATTCGTTTGTTATCATAACTGTATATAAAATTATTGGAATCTAATAAGACATTATTTTCATCTTTTAATAAAAAAATAGTATCATGTTTATTTTCAAACGATTTCAGCATTTTATAAACGATTTTTGTAACTTCTTCTCCATCCTGAATTGATTTGCATCCAGTTATATGTAAACTACCATTTCCAAAAAGTTTTACATTTAAATTTTGTGTGTGTGTTTGTTGTTGTTTTTGCATGTGTATTTTTGCGTGTTGTCCATGATAATTAATTATAAGTGAAACTTGGTTATAAAAAAGTATTTTATTAATTTTATCTTGTTTTTTGTTTTTGGATTTTCTAAAAACAGTTGTTGAGTAATGACCTTTCATAATATTAAGATTTCCAAATTGATATTTGACACCTATAATTTGGTCATTTATTTCTAAATATTTTCCAACATTTGTTAAATTTATTTGACAATTAGGAAGTTGTGTAGAAAGTGTTATAGTAGATATTTTTAAAGAATCCATTTAAAAATACACAATGTATAATTAATATTCATTTTCTTTAATTTAAAGAAAATAAAAAATTTAGAAATAATTATTTAATGAGTTTAGAATACTCTTTAACATACCATACATTTACACCAGTGTATTCGCATAAAACATGGAACAAGAATCCGCTTAAAAACAAAAGAACAAATTGTTGAACTGGATATTTAAAATACGCAAATAAGAAATCTATTATATTATAAAGAATAACTAACCCAACACCGACTACTACTGCTTCTATAAGAATTGTGTTTACGCTTTTAAAAGAATTAAAATTTTCCATTTTATTATTACATTATAAAATTAATTTTGAGAATTGTAAATATAATATAAATTGATATGCGAAAGAATAATGTGATTAAAATAATCAAAGCCTATACTTGATAACATATGCCAAACTGTATGTAATTGAAGTTGTGTAACATGTTCACAATAAAATTTTTCAACTAACCATACCATAATACTTAATGAATATACTGATAATCCTTTATATGAATAATATTTTACATCATTTAAATATCTTTTATGTTTTGATTTAAGAAATTCTACATAGTCACTGTCAGTGTCATAAATGTCACTACTGTCCTTGTTATGATGGTCATGGTCACTGTGATGGTCATGGTCACTGTGATGGTGGTGGTCACTGTGATGGTGGTTGTCGCTATGATGGTCATGGTCACTGTGGTGGTCGTGGTCGCTATGATGGTCGTGGTCGTTATGATGGTCGTGGTCACTGTGGTGGTGGTCACGGTGATGGTCAAGAGCGTCATTAAAAGTTAATTTAGGATAAGACAAATTATATAGACATGCAACAACTAGAAATTCAAAATATTTTAGACAAGTGTGAAAAGATAAAATTTGGAACTGATCAGAAATAATGTATGTGAACGGAATGACATAACACATGGATTTAGCTATTAATTTAGCATTATAAGCATAAGTTTTAGGAAATGTAAAATTATTATATTTTTTGTTATTATTAAGTTTATATAAAATATCTATATATTCAGCGACAATTAATATTAATGGTATTTCATCAAGCAATTGAAATGGATAAAACAAAGTAGAATGAAATAAAAATGTACCAATTGAAATTAAAATAGAATAAGTATAAATATTTTGCATATTCTTAGAAAATGGATTAGATGAATAATTTTGGAACAAATAAGAGTTTTTTGATTTAAAACTATACATTGCCCAAAATATACATATAGCCGAAAGACTATTATAGAATTCTGCAACATACGGTGTTACTTCATAATTTGTTTCGCACCAATCTACGGTACTTGGTAATGTATTAAATAATGTAGAAAACATTTAAAAATATTTAATAGATTGTTAAAATTCAATTTTTAATTAATATAAATTTAAGGAATTTAATTTCTTTATATAGTTTAATACAGTTGTTATGGATAAAGCACATCACTCATTTACACGATCCGCATATGACGAATGCGAATTACAAAAACAATTCTCAGAAAATCAAGCTTCATTTCAATGGGCAACCGATTCAAACGTTATAGAATCCAAAGAATCTTGTTTTGAAGCAGCATCACCATTTATGCACAATCCATTTAAGAGCATTCCAAATGAGTCTATTGACATAGAAAGTGAATTAAGAGGTCAAACAAGAAATTTATCAAGATGTCCTCAACATAAATTTGATCCAACAACATTTAAGCCAATTAATATTAAATTAAATGAATGTAAAGATAAGAAATTAGTGCCAGAATACACAAGAGAAAATAGATCATGTAATGTTTTATCAGGAATTACTATTAATAGATTCAACCCGTTATGCGAAGATTCAACTGTAAATATTCATAATAATACATATATTGGATCAAATACAAGATTAGAAATAAAGGATGCCTTTTCACAAAAAAGACAAGAAGAAATCAAAAAGGAATCTTTTGATTTTAGATATCTAAATGATTTTTGTCAAGTAGGAAATATGAACTGTGCTTTTATTGAAAAAAAATAAACAATTAGTTAGTTATATATTAAAAATAACTTAGTATATAAATAATGAAAATTAGAACAAAAGAAGAAAGAGTATCAATAGTTATAGATCTTATAAAAAAGTTGAAATATTTTAAAAGAGCTGACTTTTTTACTAGTAATGATATTAATAATGCGTATATTAATTTATATAATTTAGAATATGATGCTATTAAAGAATTAAAAAAAAGTTTTGATGAATATATAAATAATGAATATAGTGTTTCTGGTAAAATTATGTTTTATGAAATCAATAAAATAATAGATTATAATTTACCAATAAAAAAAAGTATAAATCCTTTATTTGTTCTTAGACAAGTAAAAAATAATAAATAAATTAATATAATGTATCCAAAATAATTTTGTATTTATTATGTGATTCGTCATTCTCAACAACTTCACTATCAACAAATTCATTTTCGTTTTCTGTTTGGTTATTATTATCAAATTGATAATTATAAATTGTCCAAACACCTGTAACAACACCCCCTACAACTCCACATAAAACTAATGCTGCTGATGTTTTTCCAACACCACGAATAAAAGATTCAACTAATAGATTTTTCCAATTCATTTAATATTTTATATTAGTTAATTTTTTATATTTTTAAATTAATTTTTGGGTTTAAAATAAAGTGCGTGAAAAAGTTATATATTTTTTTATAAATCATGATAAGGTAATATGAATATAGATTCAAATTTGATATCTAAATTCAAAGATATTTTTGTATCTCAAAAAAACAAGAATTATATATTAAATTTAGTATATGAAAAATTATATAATATATATTCAAAAGACGATATTTTAAAAAATACAGAATTATATACAACACATTTAGTATCATTACAAGCGTATATTTTTAACTCATTTTTTACTAAAATTTGTACAAATTTACAACAACAAGAAAATTTTTCACTTGAAAATGTTATTATTTTACTTAATAAAATTTGTATGGAACAATTTGAATATTTGATTCATAATGATATGAAAAATAAAAAAGGACAACTACCACAACAATTATCACAACAACTACCACAACAATTACAACAACAACAATTACAACAACAACAATTACAACAACAACAATTACAACAACAGTTACCACAACAGTTACCACAACAACAGTTACCACAACAACAATTACAACAACAACAATTACAACAACAACAATTACAACAACAGTTACCACAACAGTTACCACAACAACAATTTGTACCACAAAGAAGACAACAAAGATTTTTACCACAAAGACAAATGGAAGCACAACAACAATTTCCACAACAACAAGTACAATACACAAAAGAAAAAAAGGAAATAGAAGAAAGAGAAAAACAATTAAAAGAACAATTAAATAAGTTAAAAGAAAAAGAAAACGAGTTATATAAAAAAGAAATGGAACTTAATAAAACAGTGCAAGAAAATGAAAAGCAAAAAAATCAAAAAGAACAGAAGCCAAAAAAGAATATACATATACAAACAGACATAATGAACACACTTGACACAATTAATACAGAAAGAAATTTAAAAGAAAATGTTCGTGATACAATAATGTCAAGTTATCATTTAATATCTAATGATTCACAGTTTCAAGAAGGTTCTTATAATTTTAAAATTGATTCAAATAAAGTAAAAAGTGTTCATTTGATAAAATTTTGGATGGCATGTAATATGTATAATATAAATGAATTCAATAATAATTTTATTATATATGAAAATGAATACAAGATAAATATAAATATACCTATTGGATATTATAAAATAGAAGAATTAGTTGATACAATACAGATATTACTTAATAAATTTTCTATAAATAAATTAAAATATAAAGTATTTCATGATCATTTTAAAAATAAGGTGTTTTTTACATGTACATCCAAGGAAGATATTCCTATAAATTTCATTTTAATGTTTAATAATCAAAACAATTACACACCATTACACAAAATGCTTGGATTTAATTTATTAGAATATTCTGGTAATAATATTTATGTATCTGAAAACTATGTAAAGGAAAATATATTTGATAACATGTATTTAAGATTATTTTTAGACAATAAAGAAGTATGTAAATATATAATGTCTAACGGGTCATCTTATTTTGAATCATTTAATTTAAATTATGGTAATTATTTCGGAAAGGGATTTGATATTAAAAATGAAGATATAGATGCATTTGATATGTTTGAAAACATAGATTCAAGTAATATATCTATAGAATTTATAGATTCTGAAGGAAATCTTATAATAAAACCAATAGAGTTTCATGTTGTTTTAGGATTTGAATGTCTTGAATAAATTTTTTTATTTTATTTATATTAATTAATGAATATAAATATATACGTTACAGACGCCTCAACAGACACCTCAACAGACGCCTCAATAGAGACATCAACAGACACTACTTTAAATAACAGTATAGAACGTGTAGTTGAATCCGTCATTTCACAAGAAAACACTTTTGACCCTTTAAATAACATAGATATAAAATATGAAAAATTTGAAACAGATAATATATGTTGTATATGTTTTGAAAATAAAGATGTTATTAGATCAAATTTGGATGAAAACAAAGATTTATCATTAAATGATATAGAATTAAAATATTTTGAAAATGAATTAATACCAGAAGATATTCTTTTTTTAAGTTGTTGTAATGAACATTATATATGTATAAATTGTTTAAGAAGATTAGTCAATAATTATGAAAATCATCCTATTAATGAAAATAATTCCCATGTATATTGTCCATATCCTTTCAAAGATTGTTTAAATAGCATGCAAATGAAAAATATTTTTAATCATTCGGATATTAAAAAAATATTTAAATCAGAAGAAGAATTAAATAATTATACAGAATACGCTGATCAATATATATTTCCGGGATACACTATTTTTAAATGTCCATATCAAATAAATGAGGAAGAAAAGTGCAATTCAGATATTTTGATTTCTAATGAAGATTTGAAAACCAAAGAAAAAGGTGAGATTGTTTTACAATGTGATCAAAATGCTTTATGTTTAAAAAAATTTTGTTTTACATGTAAAAAAACACTTTATTATTTTCACGAAAATTGTACAGAATGTATGATTTCATATGAAAATGAAAGTCCAAGAATGTATAATTATTTTATAAATAAAAAAAATGTATTAACAGATATAGATCATGAAAATAATTTTCGTACATACACAGAAGAAGAATATTTATATAAAAATGGTGAAATAACAAAGGATATTGCAATTAATCAAATTATTGAATTAATAGAAAATGTAGATTCTTATATGATATGTCCGATTTGTAAAATAAGTTTATATAAAACAGAAAAATGCAACGGTTTATCCCATCATAATGTAGAAAGATGTTATGCATGTGGAAGAATAGGATATAAAATTAAAGGTCTTGGTGATCACTGGTCGCACAATGGTATAAATGGATGTTATAGATTTGATACAGATCAATTTGTAAAAGAAAATATACAAAATTATAAATGTGTTGATAATATTTGTTCAAATCATGAAAAAGGTGATTGTATTGATCCATCTCATCAGCAAGGGATAAATGACATGTTTTATACAAGAAAAAAATCATATATATATCATATTTTAATTTCGTTATTACCAAGTATCAGATATAAAGTATATGATGAGTTATATGATATATTAAAAAAAAAAGAATTATCATTAATTGATTTTTTACCATATAAACAAACATTGAAAATTTTAGATGAGAATAAAGATAGATTAAAAGATTATACAGAAGATATTTTATATTCAATGTTAAATTTAAAACATCCTAAAACTATAGAATTATATGATGACAAAAAATTTTTTATAAATTTAGGAGAATATAATTTTTTATATATTAAACCACCTAGTCCAATTCAACAGCAACAACAAGCTAGAATAGAAAATTCTGACGAAGAGGTTGACATTCGACCACGTACACCAATGCCAACCGGAATAAACACAATTCTGAATGAAATAACAACTATAACAAATACAACAATAGAAAATATAATTAATAATTTAAGAGATCAACTTAATGAAATAAATAATGAAATTATAGAAATAATAAATCCTGACCCCCAATACCGGAATACAGAACCCCAGAATACAGAATCGCAGAATACAGAACCCCAGAATACAGAATCGCAGAATACAGAACCCCAGAATACAGAATCGCAGAATACAGAACCCCAGAATACAGAACGAAGAATATTAATATTACCTCCACCACCTTCTTATTTAAGACGTCAATTATATGAATATGATCATGCACACGAAGACGAATACGATAATGAAAATGAAGATGAAAGATCACCATTAATACCTAATATAGCAATATCTAGAGACATTATAAATAATATAAATGGGAATAGATTAATTAACAATGGAATTCAAACAATAAATATAACACAAAGAGACGATGGATATATATTATTAGACGAATTTATAGATTTAATAAACAATGAAACGAGTGGTATAGAATAGTTGTTAATTTTTTTTCTTTTTAACAACTTTTATTTTATTTTCTAAAATAAATTTTTTATTTTGTACTATACTTTTAGCTAACTCTTCAGCTTTTGTTGGATCAGATAATTCTTGTGTTAATTTTTCTGTTATAGTTTCTTTTTTAAAAGTCTGTGATATTTTCTTGTTATATAAAACAATTTCTGCATCTTTTAAAGAAATAGAATCCATTTCATTATTTGTCATATAATCTTTGATAGATTTTTCTATTTTTGTCATTTTATCCTTTATTTCTTTTTGTTGTTTTCTAAATTCGTTTAATTCATTTGCTAAATCAATATATTCTTTAAACAAATTATTTAAAGAATTTGTATTATCATTTGAGTTTTCCATTTATTAATTTGTATTATTGATTAATTATATTTTAATAATTAATTAAAAACTTACTTTGTGAAAATTAAAATGGGCGTTTAGGAATATTTACAAGCTTACGTTGAATTTGTGGTGGCATGTTTTTTGTGGGACTTGGTGACATTTCATGTGATTCTAATATACGAGCAGCTGATAATTCAATTTCAACTGGTATTTTTTCAGATTTTTTAAATAATTTATTTAGTTTATCAGTTAAAGACACTTTTTCTTTGTATAATTTTACATAGTTTGATGGGAACCATCCAAGTAAATTACCAAAATATGATTTTTTAATTTTTTGTGGATTTTTATATAAAAAGTCTATTAAATCAACGATTACTTTATTTGTATTTTCTTTTACTTTTTTTGCATTCATTGCTTTTTTAACTGCGTTTCTTGATAAGCCAAACCACCAACCTCCTTCTGGTGAATTAATAACATACACAACGTCTCCTTTTACAAGATTTAGTTCATCATCACGATCAGGTATTTTATCATATAAAACTGAAAACGCAAATCCGATTGGGATTTGATTATATACTTCTCCACCAAGTTGTTTCTTGGTGCGACGGCGTGGTTTAGAAGACATTTGTTTTTTAGCAGAACGTTTTGGAGACACTGAACGACGTTTAGAAGACACTTGTTTTTTAGCAGAACGTTTTGGAGACACTGAACGACGTTTAGAAGACACTTGTTTTTTAGCAGAA